TATTGGCAGACGAGATTGATACTGTTGCTCCATCTATTGCTGATAGAGCTTTTCCAAGAATACTTGCAAGATTACGTTCTGGGAATCAAAGGCAGTTTGGTGTCGCATCAACTCCCGAAGGATTTAGATGGATGTGGAATACTTTTGGAAGTAATGAAGCACAAAAGAAAACAGATCGTAAATTAATTAAAATGCGAACATATGACAACCCACATTTACCACAAGACTTTATTACAAGATTAGAAGAGAATTATGAAAAAGGATTACTGCAAGCATATTTAAATGGAGAGTTCTGTAATATAACAACAGGACAGGTTTATGATCGCTTCAACCGCACTGTCCATGTCACTGATACGTTGCCAGATATAACAGACGAACCTTTAAGAATTGGAATTGATTTTAATATTGGAAACATGAACGCAGTTATTGGTATTGCTATTGGTGACAAATTACTCGTGGTTGATGAAATAAAAGAATCACATGACACCGACTCAATGGCTCAAGAAATTAAAAGACGCTATCCACAACAAAAAATCTATGTCTATCCTGATGCGTCAGGAGGAAACAGAAGCACAAACGCTTCGAAAACCGACATCCAAATACTAGAAAGCTATGGTTTTATTAATCAGTCAGCATTATCTAATCCCCCTGTAAGAGATAGAGTTAATTCAGTACAAAGACTATTAGAGAATGGAAAAGGTCAAGTTAGACTACAAATTCATTCAAGTGCAATAAAAGTAATTGAGTGTCTAGAACTTCAAAGTTATACTGAAAAGGGAGATCCTGATAAAGATGCTGGTTACGATCACATGAATGATGCTCTCGGTTATATTACTTGGAGGTTGTTCAATCCATTACATATGGGTGCTGGTCGCAAAACTGGTATTAGGCTTTATTAAGATTATTTATTACACTTAAGAAAACATTGGAGCAAAATGTACTCAGGATATAATTATTACAACAGAGAAACTAATGCTCAAGGCAAAGAAATAAATGATCCTAATTCTATATGGTTTCAACAAGAACCACATTGGATGTTAATAGAAGATTTGCTTGGTGGGACATATCAGATGAGAAAAAGGCATAGAAGATACTTACCACAAGAACCTAGAGAAGTAGATGAATCGTATGACAACAGACTTGCAAGGTCTGTTTGTCCTCCTTTTTATTTACGATTAGAAAGAATGTTGGCTGGAATGTTAACTCGTAAACCTGTCAGATTAAATGATACTGCAGATTCAATTCGTGAACATTTATTTGATGTTGACTTACAAGGTAATGATTTAAATGTTTGGACTTATGAGACTACAAGAAAAATGGTTAGATATGGTCATGTTGGTGTTTTAGTTGATGCTCCAAAAACAACTGAAAATGGTAGACCATATTGGGTAACTTATACACCAAGAGATATTTTAGGATTTAGAACTGAGGTAATAGAGGGGCAAGTTAAATTTACTCAATTACGTTTGCAAGAAAAAGTTGCAGTTCCTGATGGTTTATATGGAGAAAAGATTGTTGATCAAATTAGATTTTTAACAAGAGGTGGTTATGAAATACATCAAAAAGGTAAAAATAACAAATATGTAAAAATTGATGAGGGAACCACAAGTCTTTCTGAAATACCTTTTTCTGTAGCCTATGCAAACAGAATTAATTTACTCGAGTCAAGACCACCGATGGCTGATATAGCAGAATTAAATTTAAAAGCATATCAAATGCTGTCAGATTTATACAATCAGCTTCATATTTCAGCTGTACCAATGTTGGCATTTTATGGGTTTCCACAAAATGCAGAAGAAGTATCTGCTGGCCCCGGAGAAGCTATTGCATTTCCAGCAGATGGACGAGCAGAATATATTGAGCCTGCTGGTCGCAGTTATGATGCTCAATTTAAAGCTATAGATAAAGTTTCAGAACAAATTAACGAATTAGGTTTAGCTGCAGTATTAGGACAAAAACTTGCTGCCGAAACAGCAGAGGCAAAACGAATTGATAGATCGCAAGGCGACTCAACAATGATGGTAGTCGCACAACAAATGCAAGATATGATTGATAATTGTCTTGTATTTCATGGACAATACATTAATGCTGAAGCTGGTAGTTGTTTTGTTAATAGAGATTTCTTATCACAAAGATTAGACCCACAAGAAATTCAAGCATATTTACAACTTTATACTTCTGGATCAGTTACACAACAAACATTATTAAAGCAATTACACGAAGGTGAGGTTCTTGGAGATGAGTTTGATGTTGAAGAAGAAATTGAAGCAACACAAAGTGGTGGCATGGTAGAAATGGCACAACCCAAAAAAGAAGAACCTGAAGAAGAAGATGAAGAACCAAATGAAGAATAACTTATGTCAGTTCCAGAAAGTTTTTACAGGCAATCTATTGATCTGAATAGATATAGCAATCGTTTAGCAAGAGAAATAGTAACTAATTATAATGATGTAATTTTAGATTTAACAAATAAATTAGCTGTTATTGATGAAGTTAATTCACCAGCAACTACTGCTCGTATTAGATCAATGTTAATGCAATTTAAGGAAAGTCTAGAAGGTTGGTCTGTTGAAGGAACTAAGTATATGTCAGATCAATTACAATCATTGGCTGTATTTCAGACTGATTTTGTAGCAAATGAACTACAAAAAGTCTTACCTGTTGGTGCAGCTAATGTTAATACAGTACAAGTTTCAGGTGATTTTGCTAGAAGTCTTGTTTATACAGATCCAACTAGAATTAATGTATTTACATTACCAACATTAGAATCACAGGTTCAGAGAACATTTAGTCTTACTGCTGCAAAGGGTTCAGTAATTACATTACCAAGTGGAGAAGTAGTTGAAAAAGCTTTTCGTGGGATAGCTTCTTCACAAGCTGATTTTATTGCTAGAGAAATAAGAGTAGGAGTTACAGAAGGTGAATCTACGTCAAAAATAGCAAAAAGGCTAAGAGGTCGATTGCAGTTTGGTTCAAACCAAGAAATGACAGCAAGAGCACAATCACTTGCTGGTGGTACTGGAATCAAATTAGCAAATAATCAAGTAAGAACAATCGTTAGAACATCTGTAAATCAAGTTCAGACAATGGCAAGTCAAGCTGTGTATTCAGCTAATCAAGATGTAACAACAAAATATGAATATGTAGCTACTTTGGACTCAAAAACAACTGCATTATGTGGCAGTCTTGATGGTAAAACCTTTAAGTATGGAGAAGGTCCAATGCCTCCTCAACATTTTAATTGTAGATCCACAACTGTACCTGTTATTGATGATGATGATTTAAGAAGAAGATTTCCTGACACAAGACCAAGTAGTGTTGGTCGTGTGTCACAAGATGAGAGTTATCCTGATTGGTTAAATAAAAATCCAAGTATGCAAACTGAGGCACTTGGTAACAAAAAACCTTTCTTTAATTACTTAGTAAAAACTAAAAAGAAAAGTCCAAGAGATGCTTTACGTCAGATTATTCGAGATGATGGGTCTGAGTTAGCTTTAAAAGATTTAATAAAAAAATATCCAAAAGCAATTTAAAAGTTATACTATTGTTAGTTGCTTCTATTATCATGCCAAAAGGTAAAGGCTATAGTTCTATGAAGAAAATTAAAAAAAAAGGAGGTAAAAAGTAATGGCAAAAAGTTTACTGCAAAAATTAGCTGATGCTAAAAAACCTAAAAAGAAAAATGTTAAAGAAAAAAAAGAAGAAAAGTAAGATACCAGAAGATTATCTAAAAGGTTCTAAAAACAAATCAACAAAAGCTGCCGAAATAAGACGTACTGCTGCTCTTTATAAGGCAGGTAAGTATATTAATATTAAGGCTATTCAAAAATCAAGGGTTAACCAAGATGTCACAAAAAAGTCGAAGAAGTCCACTAAACGCCGCAACAAAAAAAGCACTAAAAAATAAAGCTGAGGGAACACGTTTTAAGTATGGAGAACTTGCCTCTGTCTATAGAAAAGGTCAAGGTGCTTATTTATCAAGCGGTAGTCGTAATGTCTCTATGGCAGCTTGGTCTATGGCTCGTGTGAATAGTTATATGAAAGGTGGACCTGCAAGAAAGGTTGACAAAGCTATATACACAAAAGCAAGAAAAAAATAATGGCAGTTAAACGTGGTTCTGAAACATTCTCTGGTTTTAACAAACCAAAAAGGACTCCTAGTCATCCTACAAAATCCCATGCAGTATTAGCAAAACAAGGGGATAAAGTAAAATTAATTAGATTTGGACAGCAAGGTGTATCTGGTGCTGGTAAAAATCCACAAACAGATAAAGGTAAAGCTAGACGTAAATCTTTCCTTGCTCGCCATGCAAAAAATATTGCAAGAGGAAAAATGTCTGCAGCTTTCTGGGCAGCAAAGGTCAAATGGTGATATAAATAATATAATACGTTTAGTTTACGACTAATTTATGTCTGAAGAAAACAAAGAAGTGGTTACGCCACCAGAAAACAATGCAGAACTTGATCAACTTAAGGAATCTGTAAAAAAACTTGAAGCAAAAAATTTCGAGTTAATAGGTAAAATGCAGAAAAAAGAATTAATGCAAGTGCCTGATGACTACGAGGCTTTATTAGCTTTTAAACAAAAAAAAGAACAAGAAGAGTTGGAAAAAGAAGGAAAGTATGCAGAATCAAAAACTTTATTAGAACAACAATACAGAGATAAATCAGCAGAAGATAAAGAGAAAATACAAAAGCTTGAAACAAGAAATAGAGAACTTGAACTTATTGCACCAGCAATACAAGCTTTATCTGAAATAACACATGATCCAGAATTGGTTTTAAATAATTTAGTTCCTAAAGATCAAATACAAATTAAAGATGGTCAGCCGATTGTTGTTGATGGATATGAACAACTACCTGTAGCTGAATATGTAAAAACAAAACTAGAAAAAGAAAAACCCTATTTATTAAAAAATAAACCATTAAGTGGTGGAGGTGCTCCAATTTCAAGACCATCTTCTGATACTTTTTCAGAAGATATGTTGAAACCATTTCTTAGAGCTAGTGAAGATATAACAGAACAAGGACGCATTTTTAAGACATATGGAAAAGAAACTTGGCAAAAGTTGAGAGATATTGCTAAAACACGTTAGTATATAGGTTATTAGGCAAAGTTACGCTAGGCCAATAGGGTTACGCCCACAACCGTTAAACTTTTATTCTTGAACACATGGCAGTTCTCAGGAGCGATATTATCGTCCCAGAGGTATTTACTCCATATGTCATAGAGCAAACAACTGCACGAGATTCATTTCTTGCAAGCGGTGTGGTTGCACCTATGGCTGAGTTAAATGCTACTGAGGGTGGTGATTTTATAAATGTACCTTTTTTCAGTGCAAATCTTTCTGGAGATTTCGAGGTACTTTCAGATTCATCTTCATTAACACCCGGCAAAATTTCTACTGACAAACAAGTTGGTGTAATTTTACATAGAGGTCGTGCATTTGAATCAAGAGACTTAGCTGCATTAGCAGCAGGGTCTGATCCAATGGCAGCAATCGGTCAAAAAATCGGTGCTTACATTGCAAACCAAAGACAAAAAGATTTACTTTC